CCGGCTCATAGGCGGCGATGCGCTCGACGGCGGCGCGGTCCGCCTCGGCGCGGATGGCCTCGAGGTCGGGGGCCGGCGGCGCGGCACGGGTCGGCTCGGGCGGAGCGGCGGGCGGGGTGGCGGGTGCGGTGGTCACGGGATTCTCCTGGGGCGGGATGGTGGGCGACGACGCCGCGGGCGGCGCCGAAGGGGCAGCCGGGATCTCCGGCGTCGTCTCGGTCATGGGGTGTTCCTCGGTCAGGGCGGGTTCGATGGCGGTGGCGGGAGCGCCCTGGTCCCCCTCGCCACGGATCACCGCCAGGCCATCGACAGGCACCGGCACGATCGAGATTTCGTAGGGCTCCCAATCCACGGCGCGGTGGATGGTCTGGCCGGTGGCGGCGTCGGGCCGCGGCTCGTAGCGATGCACCCGGTAGCCGACGCTGACGGACTGCAGCGTGCCGTCGGCCACGCGCTGCCAGACCGGCTCCACGTCGTCCGCGCCGCTGAATTGGAGCGTGGCGTAGCCGCGGCCGGCCTCGAGCCGGGCGGCGGTGACGCGGCCAAGCACGTCGCGCGTGCCGGCACGGCGATGCGTGTCCAGCACCGGCGCGCGGCCGGAGCGGAGCGCGTCCATGCGCACCGCTGAGGGCGCCATGTCGAGCTCTTCGAGGATCGGCCCGTAGGGCGGCACGAAGTTGCGGGCGCGGGCGCCGGTGGACCACACCACCTCGACAGTGCGGGCTGCGCGATTGACGGTGACGGGCGCGGCGAGAGCCCGGCAGGCGGTGATCGACTGCCCAGCGGGGGGAAGTCGATCCGACGCAGGTTCTCGCTCCGGCGCGGGGCTGGGCCCCTCCGGTTCGATCGGCTCGGTCATAAGGCGTTCTCCTGGGGCGGCGCCGCTACGGCGCGGCAAAGCCCTGCGCGTTGACGTAGACCTGCGCACCGGTGGTGATGCAGGCGACGTTCATCGCCGTGGCGGCGGTGCCGCGCAGCGGCGTGGGAAAGGTGATCTCCACGGGCGCGGCCATCGCGGCCGGCAGCAGCTGCCGCCAGATCACGGTCGCGCCGTCCTTGATCACCACCTCCGTCGCGACCGTCGCATGCGCGTTGCGGATGTCGATCGAGGTGACGTAGTTGCGGATGCCGGCCGCGGCCGCGGCACGGAGCACGACGTCGGTGGTGTTGGTGATCCCACCCGCCGCCGCGGCGTACTGCCAGTCCGCCTCCGGGATCGCGTAGGGCTTGGTGACCAGCGCCCCGATCAGCGTCGCCAGCAGGTCCACGCCGCGCGCCGTGGTGACGGCGACCGGGTTGGCCGAGTAGCCGGTGGCGGCCAGGACCGGCAGCGCACAGCTGGTGTTGCGGGCCTGACCACCCACCGGCGTGACGGACGGCGCGATGGCGCTGAGCACGTTCACGCCCAGCCCCTGGCCCGCGACCGACTGACCGCGGCCCGCCGTGATCTCGGTGGTGAGCTCGGCATAGTCCGCGATGGTGACGAACTGGACCTTGATGTCGGTGTTCGAGACCGGCGCGAGGTTGCGAGAGATCGAGGCCCAGCCGGTGTTGAGGTAGGCGCCGGTGAAGGTCGAACCGACCAGGTCGAAGCTGTTCGCGTCGATCACCGTGATGGTGAAGGTGCCATTCGCGCCGGGCACGCCCGAGACGTCGGCGACCGTCACCACGTCATTCGTTGCGAAGCCATGCGCGGCGCGGGTGATCCGCACCAGGCCCGAGCCGTTGTTGGCGACCGCCGAGATGCCGTTGATGAACTGTCGGTTCCGCACGCGGATGCGAAAGCGATACAGCGCATTCGGCTCCGGGATCTGCTGGTGGCGAACATAGGAGTTCGAGCGCGCTGCCGTGGTGTCGAGCAGGCGGCCGTGGAAGTAGCACTCGTCGTTGGTCGGCTCGAGCTCCAGCACCGACCAGCCCGCGGGCGCAGTGGTGGGAATGGTGCTGCCGGAAGTGCTGCCGAGGCGCGGCGCACCCTCGCTCTGGACTTCGTAGTTCGCGAGCGTGGCGCTGGCGCCATCCAGCCGCCAGGCCGCCGCGCTGCGCCCGTCTGGCTGGGCCGTGGTGGGATCGATGCTGATCAGCTCGAGCCAGACCGACTGGCCGACGATGCGCTGGCTCATGTTCACCGCCACCATGACCCGCAGCGGGATGGTGAAGGTGGTCCGGCTGGTCAGCGTCAGCTCATCGTCGAGCGTGGCACCGGTCGAGATGGTCACCGCGCCGTCGGCGACGCTGTGCGTGATGCCGCCGCCGGTGGCCGCGATCTCCCATCGCGCCGGGTTGATCTCGGTGCCGTTGAAGCTGTCGCGGAACTTCTTCTGCATGCTCTTGATCTTGAGCATGTCGTCGGTCCAGTCGTAGGCGCCTGCGATCATTGGGATGCTCCTGGATTGGGCGCAGCGCCCGCATCCGCACGCGGCGAAGCAGCGCCGGTGGCGGCGATCTCGATGGCGGCGAGCTGCGCAGCGTCCTGGGCGGCGCCGGATTTGGCGACGCGGCGCGGATCGCTGTCGAGCGAGAGGCCGGCCTCATCCAGCAGGGCATTGGCCTCGCGGATCATCTCGACGACCTGGCGAAAGTCGTAGCCGAAGGCGCCGACCGCCTCGGGCTGCGGCACAAAGCCAGCACGGACCTGGGCAATGAGCGCCGTGGTGTCCTTGAGCGGGTCGATCATCTCGTGGGCCGGCGGGACGTGCGAGAGGTCATCCGGCACCTCGGCGCTCCACAGCCCGAGCAGCGCCCCCTGGGCGTGGAAGCGATCCGCGATCGGCCGCACCAGCATCGGGATCAGCATGCCGTACTGCACCTGCTCGCAGAGGCGACGGAACTCGATCTTGCCGGCGCGCAGGCTGGAGTAGTTCGCCTGGGTGAGATCGCCGGCGACCTGGTCGTAGGTCAGGCCGGTCCCCACCGCGGAGGCTTCCAGCGCGCGCCGCGCGAAGGCGGCATGCGATCCACCCCCGCTTGGATTCACCACCTCCACGGATCCCATGCCACGGCGATACAGGATCATGCCGGGCTCGAAGCTCTCCACGGTGCGCCCCTGGGCATCGCGAAGGAGGCCCGAGGCCGGGCCGGTCATGGCGTCGTCGCCATCCTCGGAGACGACCGCGGCCAGGCAGGCCTCGATCTTGGCCTTCATCAGCAGGGCCGCCTCGTAGTCGCCGAGGTCGCGCAGCCGGGTGAGCACGGGGGCGAGCCAGGACACGTCGCGCAGCTGGCCGGGCCGCCGCTTGCGGTAGATGTGCAGCACGTCGCGGGCCGGCACGCGCTGGCTGCTCAGCCAGGTGGCACCACCCGGCAGAACCCAGGAGGCACCGGGATGGACGCGGTGCAGCCAATAGCCGACTGGCTCCCCCGCCTCGCCCAGGCCGATGCCCTGCAGGGTGGGGACACCCTCGATGACGCCCTGCCGTGCCGCGTCGAGGTGATCGCTCTCCAGCACCTGCAGGCGCAGGCCAATCGGGTTTGCTGGCGTGATGTCAGCCGGCAGCAGCCGCACGAAGCACTCGCCGCTCTCGACCACGGCGCGCATGACCAGGGCTTGGAGGCCATAGAGGTCGAGCCGCCCCTCGGCGTCGCAGGCGGTGCTGTCGGACCAGCGGCGCCAGGCCTCAGCGTGGGGCTTGTCGGGCCAGCGGGTGGTGATGCCGGCGCCGACGGCATTGCCGGTCCAGAGATCGACGATGCGGGCAGCGTAGGGATCGTTGCGCACGGCATCGCGGGCACGGCGCGCCACGGTGGGCGCGGCGGCGCCGACCTCGGCGGTGGCGCTGCCGCCGGAGGCCGCCCAGCTGGAGGCGCGGCTGTCCTGCGCGGCGGCATAGCCGCGGAGCGCCTGCCAAGCATCGCGGAGGCGCCCCATCACCTGCTGCCCTCGCGAGAGAAGCTGGCGAAGGTCACGCTGGGCCGGCGTGCCGCGGTGTTCTCAGCGCCGTGCAGGACGGACAGCGCGCGGCCGAGCTCGTCCAGGGAGCGGTACTCCACGGTGCGGCCATCAAAGGTCACGCGCGTGGTGCCGCCGGTGAAGGCGGCGGCCAGCACGGACGCACGGCTGGTGGCGGGCTGGGCGAGCGCCCAGGCGAGGACGGTCGGGTCCATGCACGTCCTCCTGTCAGCGTAACCAGCCGCTGCGCGGCGCGAGCCAGCCTCGCGGGCGTGTGCCGGCGGCGGTGTTCGGCGCAGCACCATCGGCCTGGATCGGTGCGGCGGGCTCCGCGGCGGGCAGCGACAGCGCATCTGCCATCCGCGCCCAGCGCCCGTCACCCCAGCCATCCATGCCGAGAGCCGCCGCGGCAGCGCGGGCATAGACCCGGCAATCCAGTGCCTCGTTGCGTTCCCTGGTCTTGACCCACTCGAGCCGCCGGAAGCCGTTGCGGCCGGCGCGCGCTACGAACTGCTCGGCCGTGAGCTGGCGGCAGAATTCCTCACCCGCCGCGTGCAGCGGCAGATGCACAAAGCCGGGTGGGAACGGATAGCCGCTCTCCGCGGTCGGCCGCTCCAGCTTCAGCCAGCCATAGGTCTCGCCCTTCAGGAAAGACGATCCCACCGGCCAGACCTTCAGCCCGCCGAGCTTGCGACCGTTCCGCCGCACCTCCGTGGCCGAGGGCTGGCCGATCGCCGCCCGCAGACCGTCCTGGCCTTTCACGGCAATGGCGCGGCCGGCACCGGCCCGCCGCACGAAGGCATAGACCTCGGCGGTGGTCATGCCGTCGCCGCTGTCGATCGCTGTCATTGCGAGGCCGAGCCGGTGGCCGGAGGCATGCCGCCAGGTCTCGCCCAGCAGCCCCCGGAGTTCGTCCCAGACCGCCGCCTCGAAGGGATTGCCCACCAGGATGCGGTGCTCGATCAGCCAGGACTGCCGATCCTGCGCCCATGCCCAGATGCTGGCCTCGAGGCGATCGCGCTGGACGTCGACACCGGCGGTCAGCAGCAGCCCCTCGGCAGCAACCGTGCCGGGCGCCCATTGCTCTCGGCGATCGTAGAGGCGCTGCCAGTCCGGCGCCTCGCCGCTCTCCTGCCAGGTCTCGCCCAGCACGGTGTTCCGAAACGTCTTGATGGCGCGGTCGTCGCCCTGGGCCGCCTCCCAATCCCGCACCGCCTGCGACCAGGAGAACCAGCCAACCGGCGAGTAGAGTGCCGAGATATGAAAGCCGATGGCGTGCGGATCCTGCGGGATGGCGGTGGGCCGCCATTCGCCGCCGGCCAGCATCGCGGTTTTGTGCTGCTCGCCGATCGCGCCGTCGCAGGCCTCGCAGAGATAGCGCGCGGTGTCCGGCTCGCCCTTCTCCCAGACCAGCCGCTCGAAGCGGAGCCACTGCATCGCGGCGCAATGCGGGCAGGGCAGAAAGAAGCGCCGCTGGTCGCTGGCGAGGTACTCCCGCTCGATGCGCGATAGGCCGGAGATGGTCGGCGTGCTGACCAGCAGCGTCTTGCGGCGCCAGCCAAAGGTGCGCGCCCGGGCCTCGGCCAGCGCGACGGGATCACCCTCGCCCTCGACGTCGCCGGGATAGGCGTCGACCTCGTCCAGGAACAGGAAGCGCGCCGACATGGAGCGCAGGCCGACGGCGCTGTTCGCGCCGGTCATCACCAGCTGGCCGCCCGGGAACTCCTTGCTGAGCTGGCGATTGCCGCTGTCTCTGGAGCGCGCGGGCGCGACCCGCTGGCGGATGGCCGGCGTCTCCTCCACCAGTGGGTCGATGCGCTGGTCGGAGAAACGCTTGGCCAGTTCCGTCGTCGGCTGGACCGCCAGCATTGGGCCCGGCGCGTGGTGGATGACGTAGCCGATCCAGTTATTGCCGCACTCGGTGCCGCCGACCTGCGCCCCCTTCATGAAGACCACGCGCCGGGCTGGATGCGCCGGCGAGAGCGCATCCATCACGTCGCGCAGATAGGGCGTGCGCGCGGTGCGCCACGGGCCCGGCTCGGCACTGCCGCGGGAGCCGAGCATGCGGTGCTTGTCCGCCCAGTCGGAGACGAGCAGCGCGGGCTCCGGCGCCATGCCGTCGCGCCACGCCTGCAGGATTTCGGTGGCGCCGTCGAAGCCACCGAGCTCGGCGACAATCTGCTCGCCGGTCATCATGCGACGGCCACCCGCACGTCATTGCGCTCAGCCAGGTGCTGCCGCAGCCGGGCATCCATCAGCGTCTGCAGCCGATGCGCGTCGACGCCGAGTTCGGCCGCGAGCTCCGCCGCGACACGGGCCGGCCAGGCGAGGATGGCATCGCGCTCCTCCTTGGCGAGTCGGTGCACCAGCATGAGCGCTCGGGCCTTCTCAACCAGCTGACCACGACGCTCGTCGAGCCGGAGCTTGCGCTCCTGCGCCTTGAGCATCTCGTTGGCGGTGCGCGCATTGTGGAAGCTGCTGCCGCCCGCGGAGGGTGTGGGCAGCGGCTCCGGCATGGGCGGGGCGACGACTGCCGGCCGCGGCGGGACCAGTGGTGGCGAGGGCTGTGCCGCTACCGGCGCCACCATGGCCGCCGTCTTGCGCGCCGGATCGCTGCTGGCTGCCAGCCGTGCGCGGACCTTCTCGACGTCCCAGCCGCCGCCCGGCTCCTGCGCGATGCGGCCGGACTGCGCGGCCTTCTGCAGGGCGGTGTGGGAGATCCCGAGCCGGCGCGCCACCTCGCGCTGCGAGGGCACCAGCGAGGCGGAAGCGGCCGCGATCATGATGTGATCGAACGCCTCCAATCATCGCAAATCGATAAGCGCGAGATGCGCTTGGCTCGTGCGCGCCACAGCGCGAATGGTCCGTCACACGCAGGGGATGCCCTGCACCACGACGGAGACCAGCATGACCGACCGCACCGCCCGCGCCGCCCGCAACCAGGAACGCAGCCTCGAAGCCTTCCTCGCCGAGAAGGCGCGCTTCGACGCAATGGTCGCCGAGCTTCAGCAGATGAGCGCGGATCACTTCGGCGCGGAGCCCGACGCGGTGCTCTGGGGCGCGCACGCCAGCCTGCAGCACTGGAACAGTCTGCTGGCCCGCGTGACGGACTCCTACCTGAAGCGCGGTGAATGGGCCGAGTGAAGCGGTCCAGTCCCGCACCGCCCCGACCGGCGACGCCGGCGGGGCTCCCGGCAGTAGGGGCCGACGGTCGGCACCCGGAACCGGAGACCACCAAGATGACCAAGCTTTCCGACAGCCAGCGCGTGATCCTCAGCGCCGCCGCACAGCACGAGATGGGCCTCGCCCGGGCGCCGAAGACCCTGCCGGCCGCCGCGCGCAACGCGGTGTTCCGCAGCTTGATCAAGGCCAACCTGCTCACCGAGATCAACGCGCCGCGGGAGCATGTTGGCCTCGGCTGGCGCCAGGACGAGGACGGCACCTGGATCGTGGCGCGCATCACCGATGAGGGGCTGCGCGCCATCGGCATCGACCCGAACGAGGGCGACGCGGCTGCCGACACGACGCCCAAGGGGGCGCCGGAGGCCGAGCCCGCGCCGCAGGACACCCCCGTCGGTGAAGGCGCCCAGGCCGCGCCCCTGACGGAGGAGATCGCCCTGCTCGACGAGGCCCTCGCCGCGCCTGCCGCTACGCCCCGCGCCAACCTGCGCGACGCCGCCGCGGCCATCCTCACCGCCTGGGACGATCAGGCCGCGCGCTTCGGGACGCATGAGGGCGACTTGATCGGCGCCCTGGACGCGCCGATCGCGGCCCTCCGCACGCTGCTCGCCGGCAAGCCGGCCCGCACCCCGCGCGAGCCCGGCGCGCCGCGCAAGCCGCGCGAGGGCACCAAGCAGGAGCAGGTCCTGACCATGCTGCGCCGCCCCGAAGGGGCGACGGTGACGCAAATCGCCGAGGCCACGGGCTGGGCGCAGCACACGGTGCGCGGCTTCTTCGCCGGACTGAAGAAGAAAGGCCACGCGGTCGAGGTGCTGGAGCGGGTTCGCCAGGTGGGCCCGAACAAGGAGGGTGCGCGCGGGAGCTTCACGATCTACCGCATCGCGGAGTGACGACCAGGCGGGTGTTCCCAGACGGCAGGGTGCCGGATGGAAACATCCTCCCGCCAATCGAAGACCACTGGCCCAATCACGC